AGAAAATCTAATCCATACATTTAAATTTTATTATACAGAGGTGGATGATTTAGAAGATTTAAAACATGAAGTAATTGTTTTTCTTTTAGAAAAATTAGATTATTTTAAACCTGAAAAAGGTAGTAAAGCTTTTAGTTATTTTTCTATTGTAGGAAAAAATTATCTTATTCTTTATAATAATAATAATTATAAGAAGAAAAAAGCTAAAGTAGACCCATCAGCAGCTGATGAAGATGATGGTGTTTTACGACAATTAGGAAGAGATGAACGTAAACAAGATATAAAAGATTTTATAGATTACTTTACAGAATATGTAGATAAACATATGTTTACTATGTTTAAAAAAAATAACGATAGAAAAGTATGTGATGCTATAAATATATTATTTAAACGTAGAGAAAATTTAGAAATATTTAATAAAAAAGCACTTTATATTTATATAAGAGAAATGACAAGTGTAGATACTCCTGTAATTACTAAGGTTACAAAAATTTTAAAGAAAAAATACAAAGAATTATACACAGAATATGCCGATACAGGGTATGTAAGAGTTTAAAAATTCCATATTTATAACAAAACAATATGGATTCATTAGATCAAATATTATTCGACAATAAATCTTTTGGTGATTTGTTAAAAGAAATTCATGGTAATCAAAAGAAAAAAGCAACCCAATTAGCATCTTTAATTGCGGAATTACGCCCCCTAGTTCAATCTTTAGGTGATGCTACAGTTGTAGTACCATTAATTAAAGAATATATGGAAATAAGTGTTAAAAATGACGACCAACTAATTAAAATGGCTGCTATTGTACAACGTTTGTCTACAGGTGCATCTTCAAGTAGTGATGGTAGTTTATTATCTGCTGAAGAAATGGACCAATTAATGGATGTAGCTGAAGAAATAGCTAAAACTGTTGAAAAACCTAAAGAAATAGAAGCTCCTACAAATGGCAATAATTAGATCAAGAAAAAGTAGAGAACAAATAGCATTAAATACCCAAAGCAGATTAACAGCTGTTAGGGTAGTTGATATTATATTAGATATAAGCCACCCAAAAGCAGAAGAATTTGGTAATTATGATGCTATTGGAACTATATTTTATACCATATTAGATGATAATGATACAAAAAGAAATAAAAAAGATGCATCTACAGCATCCCCCTTATTTTCTTATTTAAAATATTATCCCTTAATAAATGAAATAGTATTATTATTAACTACTAATGATAAAAATATTTATGATGGGAAACAAAAATCATCATATTATTTACCTCAAATAAATATGTGGAATCATCCCCACCATAATGCTTTACCATCTTTTAAAGGGTTAAAATCAGATAAAACAGCAGGAGATTATAAAGAAACAGAAGCAGGTTTAGTTAGAAAAGTAGAAGATGGAGGTACAGATATTACTTTAGGACAATATTTTAAGGAAAAATTAGATATAAAACCATTATTACCATATGAAGGTGATTTAATTGTAGAAGGTAGATTTGGTAATTCAATTCGTTTTGGGTCAACTAATATTAGTAATGAAATTTCAAACCCTAATGGGTGGAGTGATTTAGGAAATACAGGTGATCCTATTACAATAATTAGAAATGGTCAATCTTCTAATTTAGATAAAAAGGGATGGCTACCTACAACAGAAGATATAAATGGAGACGCATCATCTATATATTTAACTTCTAACCAAAGAATACAAAATTTTAAACAAGCATCATCCTACATGGATTCATGGGGGGCTAAATATATAGAACCAAAAACAATAGAAGAAGCATTATTAAGTCCTACTTCTACTTTTTCTTTTGCTAGTACATATGTACCTGTTGATCCTCTTACTTATAGAGGATATATACCTAATTCATTACCTTCTGATAATGAAGATAAGAGTATAACTAACCCACCACAATCTCCAAGTGAAGAAAAATTAGGAATAGATGAAGTTATAGTTAATCCTAAAGCAGTAAATGAAACTGAAGAAAAATTAGAAGATCAAGTAATACAAAAAGATACTGAACTTACCTTACCATCTTCTTATATAGACCCAGATGGAGGGAATGTTGAGATAGGTGAGGGAGTTAACATAAATGTAGAAACAGATGGCCAATCTATTAATACAGGATTCTTTTCAGAACCCAACCCATCAGAGCAAGACCAAACAAAATTAGACGAATATACCCCATAAAAATGAATATAAACGAACCAATAGGAAAATATTTTAAATTAAAACACTTAATTTGGTCAAATAGAGCAAAAAATAGAAATATTAATAATATGCCAGGAGTTGATGGAAATCCATCTCAAACTTTAGTTATTAAAAATTTAAAAGATTTAATGGAAAATTGTATTGATCCTATTGTAGATGAATATCCTGATTTAATAGTAAATTCAGGCTATAGATGTACTGAATTAAATACTAATTTAGGTGGATCTAAAACCTCACAACATTGTTATGGTCAAGCAATAGATATAAAAGTACCAAATTTAAATTCAGCTGACTTATATAATTATATTTATTATAATATAAGTGGTTGGGATCAATTAATATGGGAATATCCTGAAAGAGGAAATAGAAGTTGGGTACATATATCATATAGTAGTAGAAATAGAAGAAAAACAACATTAGCTTCTGATGTAACAACTTACCATAAGATATATGGAGGGAGAAGAAGAGGAAGTGTGAATCAATATCAAGATGGAATAAAGGATGCAAAAATAGTATAATATGGCTTATAAACCAGAAAACGGAGAAATATATCAAGGTAAACAAATAATAATAGATTCTGATAGATTATTATTTAATGCAAAAACAGATTCTATATTATTATACTCAGATAAAGCTATTGGTTTTAGTACTAGGGGTAGTATACATTTTGATACTAGTGATCAAAAAGAAACAATAGATTCATCTAATGCTAGTAAATTTGTTGTAAACTCTCCTAATATATATTTAGGCTTAAAATTTGATAGAAATCTCCCAACAGAACCAGCTATATTAGGAAATGAATTTGATGAATGGGCAAATGAATTATTAGACTGTATAGATGGTTTAATGGATGATATAATATATAACATAACATACATGACCCCCACAGGCCCTACAGGCCCTATGTCTACTAATGAAGCTAGTTTATCTTTAAGAAGAACACAAGTAAAAGATTTAAGAAATAATATTCAATATATTAAAAGTAAAATAACAAAATTATCATAAAATGGCTAAAGATCCTAAAGAAAAAGAAAAAGAAAACAATTCAACTACACCAGGTGCAGGACTTTCTAAATCAGAAGCTACAATAAAAAAAACACAAGAAATAACCCAACAACTTGAAGCTATAACAGGTAAAGTTCAAATAGGAATGACTTTTGCTCTTTTAGGTCAAGATGGACTTAAAATGATTAAAAATCTATCTAATGCATCTGATGAAGAAGTTTATGCTGCTAAACAAAAGTTAAAAAAACAAGCAAAAGATGGTGCATGGGCAAGAATACAAGAAGAATTACCTACCAAACAAGAAATAATAGATAAATTAATGGGATATAGTTGTGATTTAATTGTTATAAAAGCTGTTAAAAAAACTAAATCAGTTTTAGAAAACGGTTTAAATAAAGGAAAATCAATAGCTGAAGATGTTGTTAAAAAATTAGAAAAATTAAAAAAAAGAATGGATAAAGCAGCAGAATTTATAACTACTATAGCAGCATTACTAGCAGTATTTCAAGCATTGGTAATAGTATTTGAAATATTAGTTACAGCTGCTAAATTAGCGCTTAACTTTTTTTCTTCTCTTTTTGCAGCTGCGGGACCAGAAAAAATAATAAATGATGCAATAGCTAAAGCAACAAAATTTATATTAAAATACACAGAAGCAATAAAAGGATTTACAGCAAAATGTTTAAAAGTATTAGGTACAATAATGGTTATATTTAATTTAATACCTAAAATAATACAAATATTTCAAACATTAATTGATATGATAGTTAATTTTTTAACTTTAATAGCAAATTTATTTGCAGAATATATAGAAGGATGTACTAATAGTGGAGAATTAGTTATTGAAAATAGTGATGGTACTACAACAAATAATCTTGAGTTATTAGATAATTTTATAAATAGTAATTTAGGGGGTGATGGCAGTAATATACAACCAGATAGATATGGTAAATATATTCATGATGATTCAGAAAAACAACATAGAATTTATAAACCAAAAATAAGAAATTAAGTAAAAAGTAAAATTTTTATATTTATTAACAAATACAATTAACAATGAAAGCAAAAACTTTTGAAGATCTAATTAGAAAAGTAGTTAGAGAAGAAATCGATTATGCGTTACGCAGAGAAATTAAAACACTTAAAGAAGATTTACGTGATGAATTAAAACCAACTATAGTAGAACACACTAAAGAAAAAGTTAATGTTCCAACTAAATCAAAAACATCTTTAAAGGAAAAAATAATGGGTAATGCACCTATAAAAGAACGTAAAACACAAAATTACACATCTAACAGTGCTTTAAATGATTTATTAAATGAAACAGCAATGGGGAGTACTAATTTAGAATCAGGAAATTCTCCTGTAAGTTTATCTCAACCATTTGCATCAGGAGCCCCACTACCAATGGATACAGCAGGTATACCTGATTCAGTAGCAGATGCAATGACAAGAGACTATAGTGGTTTAATGAAAGCAATAGCTAAGAAAAAAGGAAGATAATAAATGCCCTTAATTCAAAATACAAAAAAAATTAATCCCTTAGATCTTAACAATAATGTTAGGATTGGGGTTGCTTTTCCTTTAAATGATGAAAGTATGACATCGGGTACACAAACAACTAGAGAACAATTAAAATCAAATTTTTTAAATTTATTACTTACTATTCCTGGTGAAAGAATTAATAACCCTAATTATGGAATTGGTTTAAAAGGACAATTATTTGAAAATAATATATCTAAAACATATTTACAAGAAAATATAAATAGTCAATTAGCTTTTTGGATGCCAGAAATAACAGTAACAGAAATTTCTTTACAACACGATATAGACCAATATAAAGTTTCTATTACATTAGCATATTCCATTACATTAGATGAATCAGAAGACTCAATACAAATAAATTATAGTTAAAATGGCTTATTCAAAAGTATCAAATAAAACACAAGATAAAGATATAAAATATCTAAGTAAAGATTATAATTCTTTTAAAGACCAATTAATGGACTTTGCAGAAGTATATTTTCCTAATAATTTTAATGATTTTAGTGATGGTAATCCTGGAATGATGTTTATGGAAATGGCAGCTTATGTAGGCGATGTTTTATCTTATTACACAGACACACAATTACAAGAATCTTTTTTATTATTAGCTAAAGAAAAAGAAAATTTATTTAATTTAGCATATGCTATGGGTTATAAACCTAAAGTAATAGATGCATCAAGTGTTAATTTAGAAATGTTTCAATTAATACCATCTACAGGAGCTACTTATGATTATAAACCTGATTTTGATTATTGTTTACAA